CAGCTGAGGAAATCCGGTACGTGGCCAACGAGCTGGAGTCCTCCCTTGGAGGCATCTACTCGACCCTGGCTCAGGAGTTCCAGCTCCCCTTCTTGACTGTCGTCATGGGCTCCATGGAGCGCAAGGGTGCCCTCCCGGTGCTACCCAAGGGCTCAATTCGTCCGTCCATCACCACGGGTATCGAAGCCATTGGCCGAGGTAACGACCTGAGCAAGCTCTCCGGGCTTCTCCAGGACCTCCAGCCGCTTGGCCCTGAAGTGATCGCCAACGAGATGAACATCGGCGACTACATCAAGCGATGTGGCGCAGCCCGAGGCATCGACATGAAGGGGCTCATTCCGACCCCTGAAGAGAAGGCCGAACGAGCAGAGCAGGCGCAGCAGCAGCAAATGATTGCCCAGCTTGGCCCCAACGCAGTCACCCAGATGGGTGGCATGGCGAAGGCAGCCATGGACGGGCAGACCGCTTAACCACAACCCTTAGAGGTACGCATGGCAGATGCCATCCCGGTCACTCCGACCGAAGAAGAAGAAGTAGTCGCACCGAAGAAGTCCAAGGGCGCATCCGCAGCCATCTCCCCTGATGTCCTGGCCGAACTCCGCGCACAGGTCAAGGAAGATGTCCTGTCCGAGATGAAGCCGAAGGCCATGCTGGTTGAACTCGCCGATGCCTCATTCAAGGTCAAGGGCGGTGTTGGGCTGGACAGCCACAAAGCCACCCGCGAGGACTTCTAATGTCCGAAGCCGTCAAGGAAGAAGTCCAGGCACCGCAACCGGGCTCCCCGGAATACGATGCCGCCATGTCCGCGAAGGTGGATGCCAGCGCCTCCAAGGCCGCTGAAGCTGCTTCCGGTAATGACCTCCAGGTGACCCCGCCTGTTGAGGCCCAGGAAGCATCCAAGGAGGCCCCAAAAGAGCCCCTGAAGGAAGAAACCAAGGAAGACACCGAGGAGGCCAAGGAGACCCTGGAGAAGGCTGGTATTGACTACACCAAGCTCCAGGCTGAATACGACGAGGGTGGCGCACTGTCCGAGGAAAGCTACAAGGCCCTTGAGGCTGTTGGCTTCCCGAAGGACGTTGTTGATAACTACGTCGCCGGCCAGGAAGCACTTGCCGAGCTGCGCATCCTCCAGGCTGCCGAAGTCGTTGGCGGCAAGGAGCAGCTATCCCAGATGCAATCCTGGGCAGCCAAGGCCCTCTCCCCTGCTGACATCGAAGCCTATAACACGGCAACGATGGGCTCCAAGGCTGAGATGCTTCAGGCCATCGAAGGTCTGAAGTCCCGCTTCGAGGCTAACTACGGCCGACAACCAGGCCTTCTGGGCGGCTCCCCGGCTGGCTCCGCTGGCTCTATGGGCTACGCCTCCCGTGCCGAGATGACCACCGACATGCGCAACCCGTCCTACGCCAAAGACCCTGCGTTCCGCGCCAAGGTCATGGCCAAGGTTGCCGCTACCACGGTGTTCTAAGGTGGCCTCCCGCAACTTCAAAGGTGCCATCGTCAATGGTTCCGGTACGCGCATTGCAGCCATCCGCGCCATTGGTACGGCTACCGCTGCCACCACCGCAAGCAACGAAGCAGGCGCTACGGTCCCTCACGGTTCCATGCGGGTCGATGTCAAGTCGGCAATCAACATGGGCATCCTGGACCGCAACGCATCAGGCGTCCTGGTGGAATTGAATCCCCCGGCAGCCCATACCCGAGTCGGCTAAAGCAGCCCTCGCAAGTCCCTGAAGAACGCACCGCAAGGGCCTCTTCGGGGCATCCCCTCGTAGTACCCGCCTGCCCCTTTGTGCAAGGCGGAAACCCCACAAGAAGGAAAGTCCTACATGGCAAATGCAACTATCACGGCCCTTGGTCAAGTCAATGGCGCTGGTGCGTCTGACGCTCTGTTCCTGAAGGTCTTCGGCGGCGAAGTTCTGTCCGCTTTTGAAGAAGCCACCAAGGTCATGGACAAGCATACCGTTCGCACCATCTCCGCCGGCAAGTCGGCTCAGTTCCCGGCCACCTGGAAGGTAGCTGCTGGTTACCACACTCCGGGTGCGGAAATCGTTGGTCAAACTTCCAACGTCGCCGAGCGAGTCATCACCATTGATGATCTGCTGCTGTCTTCGGTCTTCATCTCGAACATTGATGAAGCAAAGAACCACTACGACGTTCGCTCCATCTACTCGAAGGAAGTGGGCCGCGCCCTGTCCAACCAGTGGGACAAGAACGTGCTGCAAGTGGGCATCCTGGCTGCCCGCGCCTCGGCGACGGTCACGGGTGCTTACGGTGGTACGGCTCTGACCTCGCTTACGACCCTCTACAAGACCTCCGCCACGGACCTGGCCGCCGGTATCTACGCTGGCGTTCAGGCGATGGACGAGAAGGACATCCCGGAAGAGGAAGAGAAGTACGCCTTCGTGAAGCCGGCTCAGTATTACCTGCTGGCCCAATCGACGGCCCTCCTGAACCGTGACTGGACCTCGGGCAACGGTGACTACTCGGAAGGCAAGATTCTCCGTATCGGTGGCGCCCAGTTGGTGAAGACCAACCACCTGCCGACCACGAACATTACCGCTGGTCCGGCTGCCTACCAAGGCGACTTCACCAAGAATGCCTGCCTGCTGATGACGAAGCAAGCTGTTGGTACGGTCAAGTTGATGGACCTGGCCCAGGAAATGGCCTACGACATCCGCCGCCAGGGCACCCTGATCGTGGCGAAGTACGCGGTGGGTCATGGCATTTTGCGCCCCGAGTGTTCTGTTGAACTGAAGACCACGGCCTAATCGGCACCCTAAAGGAGTCTCTATCCACACCCGGATAGGGGCTCCTTTTTTTTTCATTTTCTGGAAACCCCTATGACCGCCACTTCCATGACCTCCCAACTGGAGGCAGTTAATACCCTGTTGGAGTCCATCGGGGAGACCCGAGTGAATAGCCTGGACGCGACTGGCTTTGCTGATGTCGCCTCCGCCATCGCCACCCTCACGGAAATTAGCCGTGCAGTGCAGACCGTTGGCTACCACTTCAACACCGAATCCGAATACCCGCTTCCCCGCGATAACGCGAACCGCATCCCCCTCCCCACGAATGTCCTCAAGGTGACCGTGCAGGGCTCCTCCGGGATCGACATCACCCAGCGCGGAAGCCGGCTCTACGACAAGACCAACCATCGGGACACCTTTGAGGGTGACCAGACAGGTGCTGTGGTTCTGATGCTGCCGTGGGATGACCTCCCGCAGAGCGCACGGACCTACATCATGGTTCGCGGAGCCCGCGTCTTCCAGGCCCGCACCTTGGGCTCTGACACCCAGTTCCGCTTCTCCGCTGAGGAGGAGATGGACGCTGAGAAGGTCCTCAACGAGTCAGAGGGCGAGACCGGCAACTACAACATCTTCACGGGCAGCAACTCCGTGACCTCCATCATGGAGCGGTAAGCATGGCACTTATCAACACCCTCATTGCCAGCTTGTTCAATGGGGTCTCGCAGCAGCCAGCACCCCTCCGCCTGTCCTCCCAGTGTGAGGCGTCCGACAACTTCTACCCGACCATCGCCACAGGGCTCAACAAGCGCCCGCCGACGAAGCACCTAGCGAAGCTCACCACGGACACCGATACAAACGCCTACGTGACTGTCATCAGCCGGGACACCTCTGAGCGTTATGTCCTGTTCCTCCGTGATGGCTCCATCTCGGTCTTTGATGCCCTCACTGGCGAGGCCAAGGCGGTGACCTACCCGGACGGCCTCGGCTACCTGGACTGCGAGAACCCAAATAAGGACTTCTCAGCGGTGACCGTGGCGGATCACACCTTCATCATCAACCGCACCAAGAAGGTGGAGTACCTCCCAGATGCCACTGACGCTGCCCCCAACGTGGCCTATGTGGTCTTCACCTACAACGGGGCCGGGGTGGGCCGGAGCCTGACGGTCACGGTCAATAGCACGACCACCCAACTGGGGACCGCTTCCTGGTCCGGGGGCTCCAATGACACAGGCCCCTCCATCAGTGCCATTCAGAGCGGCCTGTCCGCATCGCTGGGGTCCTCGTTCTCAGTCACCAACCCCTTCGCCAACATCATCAAGATAACCAAGCTGGATGCCAGTACGGACTGGGAAGTGGTTGCTGCCGACACCTATGGAAGCTCCCTGACGAAGGTCATCCAGGGCAGCGTCCAGACCTTTGCGGACCTCCCGGTGGCCATCGATGACGGCTACGTGGTGTATGTGACGACCCGGCCCTATGAGCAGGGCAAGGGTTACTACGTCCGCTACTCGGCGAAGACGAACTCTTACATCGAGTGCCCGGCCCCTGGAACGGTCACCTCCCTGGACCCCAGCACGATGCCCCATAAGTTGGTCCGCAACCCTGATGGCAGCTTCACCCTGATGGAATGCGAGTGGGCACCCCGGAAGGTGGGCGACTACGCCTCCAACCCGTGGCCCTCCTTCGTGGGACGGACGATCACCTACACGTTCTTCTACCGGAACCGTCTGGGCTTCCTGGCTGATGAGAGCGTCATCCTGTCGACTGCTGGGGACTACTACAACTTCTTCGCCAAGACGGCTACGGCTGTGACGGACGCGGACCCTATTGATGAGGCGGTGGCGAACACCAAGGTATCCCTCCTCCGGTGGGCCATCCCCTTCAACAAGGTCCTCCTGTTGTTCTCCGACCAGACCCAGTTCCAGCTCTCTGCCGGGGACATCCTCTCCCCCAAGACGGTCAAGGCGGATGCCGTAACGGAGTTCGTCAGTTCCTCCCGCTGTCGCCCTGTCGGTGCCGGCAATCAGCTCTTCTTCGTGTCTGAGAAGCCCACCTCTTCAGGGGTCCGGGAGTATTTCGTAGCCGAAGACACGATGACGAACGATGCTGCCGACATCACCGCGCATGTCCCCCGCTACATCCCCAAAGACGCCTACAAGTTGTCCGTGAGTACCTCTGAAGATGTCCTCTGCCTGCTGTCCGAGGCCGAGCGCAACACCATGTACGTCTATAAGTATTACTGGGGCGCCCAGGAGAAGGTCCAGTCGGCATGGTTCAAATTCACCTTCCAGGAGAACGAGAGCCTCCTCGGTATGGAGTTCGTTGGTTCGGTGGCCTACGTGGTCATTCGCCGAGCTGATGGCATCTACCTGGAGTCCATGAACTTCCAGTCCAACGATAAGGACACTGGACTCCCCTTCGAGGTCCTCCTGGATCGCAAGGTGTATCTCTCAGGCACCTACGACCCGGCAACTGTCCGGACCTCCTGGACGCTCCCGTGGAATGCTTCAGGCAGTGTCTGGGCCGTCCTGGGTGAAGGCTTCGGGACTCAGCGAGGGGCAGCCTTGCAGCTCTCCCACAATGAGGGCAGCACGGTGAGTGTCCCAGGTGACTGGTCCGCAGCTCCCGCGTTCATCGGGGTGCGCTACACGGCCCGCTTCCGGTTCTCTGAGCAGTACATCAAGGACGCCAACAATGGGGTGATTGCCAGCGCCATCATCAAGATTCGCCGGATGCTCATCTCCTACGCCACCTCGGGATACTTCCGTGTCGAGGTAACCCCCCCTGGCCGGGACACCTTCACGTACCCCTTCGCTGGGCGCGTCCTGGGTGTCTCTGGTTTGACCCTCGGGGAACCTGCGCTATCGGATGGCTCCTTCCGCGTCCCCATCATGTCCTCCGCCCGTGGCGTCATCATCGAACTGGTGAATGATTCTCCCCTCCCGAGCAACTTCCAAAGTGCCGAATGGGAAGGCGAGATGGTTCTTCAGGCCAAACGCTGATGAGTCACCCAACGGTACGCAAGGGGTGTGTGGCGGATGCCCTATCACTGGCTCCCCGCCTGCGCCCTGCTGATGCCACCGAGCTGATGCTCTCCGCTGGTCCCGACCTTGAGACAACCCTCCTCGATTCCGTCCTGCACTCCGATGAATGCTTCGCTGGGGTCCTGGAGGGCCGCGTCATTGCCCTATGGGGTATCTCCCTACTGCCGCTAGACGGGAAGCAGGTAGGTGTCCCTTGGCTGGTGGCCTCCCCCGAGGCTCTCAAGTTCCCTATGAAGCTGGTCGGGATAGGCAAGGAGATGGTGGCCCGGTGGGAGCATCAGTGCGACTACATGACCAACCTCACCCATGCCGAGAACACCGTCCATCACCGATGGCTGGACCGGATCGGCTTCACCTTCACGCCTGGCACAACCCCTGTAGGGACTCACCAGGCTCCCTTCAGACAATTCTATAGGTACAGCAATGTGTGAGCCTACAACCATCGCCGCTGTGGCCATGCTGGCTATCTCGGCAGCCTCTGCCGTGGTCTCCCAGCAGACCCAGGAAGATGCCGCGAACAAGCAGGAACAGGCGGTTCAAGACGGCCTGGCCAAGGACCGGGCAGCCACGGCCCGCCAGTATCAGCAAATTCAGGAGTCAGCCATGGATGAACAGGCGCAACTCCACACGGGCTACCTCATCGACTCGGCACGCATCCGAGCGGTGGCTGGGGAATCCGGGCTGGGTGGTCTCTCCCAGGAGCGCATCTCCCAGGAAGCCGAGAACAACTCCCAGTTTGACATGGCCACCTTGGAGCGCAACCGCAGGAACCAGAACGGGCAGGCCCACACCAGCGGCCTCGCTAGTGCCACCAAGGGGAACATCCAATTGGCTGGCATCCAGCGTCCGTCACAACTCGGGACCGGCCTTCAGATTGCGGGGGCTGCTGCCAGTGCGTACGGCTCCCTCTCCACCCCGAAGGCTGCCGCACCTAAGAAGGCCACCTAATGCCCCGTCAGACACAAACACAGATCACCGCCCGACCCGTTGAGAATGCCCAGCGGGGTGGTCGGCAGATCAAGGCACAGGTCTTCCAAGGCCCTGCCGATAACCTTCCGTCCTACATCCCGAAGATGCAGGATAACGATGCCGAAGCCCTCCTCAATGGCCTCGCACAGTTCCAACCGAAGCTGGCGGAATGGGCCAAGAAGGAAGAGGAGAAGTCCGGTGAGCAAGGCGCTGTAGATGCCCTGGCAGGTAAAGAGCAGGCGCAGTCCAACGGTGCCTACCTCCGCGCCTACTTCGCCACGGATGGGGTGGTCAAGGCCCAGGCCGATGGCTCCGCCCTCCTCGCCCAGTACGAGACCGAGTTCGACAAGGACAAGGGAGACCTTGAAGGGTGGCTGGCGGAGAACCACGGGACGCGCCTTAAGAACATCACGGATGAGAACTACATCTCGGGCTACAACAAGGGCATCGTCCCGGCCCTTCAGACCATCCGCAAGGCCCACCTGGACCACCAGCGGAAGGCTGTAGAGACCCGTGTGGAGTCCAACGCCATGCAGCTCATCGATAACGGCGTCCGCTCCTACGTGAGCCAGGGCCAGCCGATCCCACAGGGCTACATCGAGGCCATCCAGGAACACGTAGGGGGCAACCTCGGAGTCTCCTCCCAGCGGTTCAACGAGCTTCTCTTCGAGACCGTCCGTAAGGTCGGTGAAGAGGGCCACTTCGATGCCTTCGATGTCCTCAAGCAGGACCGGCCGGATGGCTCTCCAGGGCTCTACTTCGACCCCGCATGGAAGGCCCAGATTGATGCTGCCGAGGTGCATTCGCACAGCGCAGCCCAGGCCCGTGCCCAGAAGGACCGCGACCAGCGCCAGAACGAGACCCTCTACAGTGTCTTTGCTGAGGAGGACCCGAAGAAGGCCCAGGCGATGTTCCAGGACCTCAAGAAGAGTGGCCTCTTCACCCGTGCTGACGACCTCATCAAGTGGGAGAAGCTCATCCTGGAGAAGGTCGATGGCAAGCCTGATGCCAACCAACTGGAGAAGGAGACTGACCTCCTGGCCCGCGTGTATCAAGGCGGTGTCTCCAACCGAGACCTCCTGAACGCACAGGCCCAGGGGCAGATCACCTCCAGCCAGCGCAAGTTCCTCCTCAGTGAGTCCCGGCGGGTCACCCATGAGAACCGCACAGCCGCTGCCCAGGAAGGGAAGGCTGCTGATGCCATCTACAAGACTCAGGACTTCAGGGCAGCGGAAGACTTCCTCCAGGGGATGCTGAAGCCGCGCCCGAAGAACGACATAGACTTCAGTGGCACCGGCAATGAGTTCGACCGGGCACAACTGGCCCAGGCCCGCCTGGAGCTGGTCAAGAGTGCCCAAGGCAAGAGCCCAGCCGAGGTGCAGCAAGTGGCCGAAGAGATTGTCACCCGCTACGCCAAGCGCCGCCTGGCCTACACAGCCGACCAGCAGGAACGAGTGACCCTCCATCAGGTCCCCTTCGAGAGTCTTCCGGAAGCAATGGAAGCAGCGCGGAAGGGGGTCCTATCCCCCGACGAGTACCACCGCTACTCCGAATACTTCAAGAAGGAAACCAATGTCCGATAGTTTCAACTCCGCCTACCTGGCGACCCGCAAGGACCGCCACAAGACCGAGCTGGATGCCCTCCTAGCTGCGGATGAGAAGTACCTCCAGGCGCAGCAGCCGAAGGCCCCGCAAGGTGCCCCCGCCGCGCCCAGCCAGGCCCCCAAGAAGGACACCTCGCCGGGTGTCATGCAGGAAGCCAAGCGGGCCGTGGTGGGTGGTGTCCAGGATGCCGTCTATAACGTCACCCACATGGCCGATGAGTTCTCCGGCTGGCTCAATGAGAACTTCCTGAACCTCCGCGCCCAGACCCCTACCCGGTTCGTCCAGGCAGGCACCAAGGAGGCCAAGCGTGTTGCCGAGCAGACCTCCCTTGCCGGGATCGTTTCGGGCAAGCGATGGGATGCCACCAAGGTGACCCAGCCGGAGACAACTGCCGGTAAGGTGGCCCGAGGCCTGGTGTCGTTCGGTACAGGCTTTGCCGCTACGGCAGCCCTGACAGGTGGTGTGGGCGGTGGTGTCATGGCCAATATGGGCCGTGGTGCTGTCACTGACTTCGCCGTTAATGACCCCTCCGAAGGGAACCTATCGAACCTCATCATGGAGGTGACGAAGGATGACCCGTTCATGGGCCAGGAGGTCTTCAAGATGCTCTCCACGGACCCGAACGACAACGCCGCCTGGAACCGTTCCAAGAACACCCTGGAAGGGGCGGGCCTGGGTGCTGCGGCAGAGGGCCTCGTTAAGGCTGTCCGCTGGGGCGTAGGTAAGGCCCGTGGCGCTGGCAAGGACCCGGTGGAGGTGCTGGCCCAGCCGAAGGCCCCTGAAGAGGACCTGACGGCGATGGCTGTGGATACCTCCAAGGCACCCGACCTGAGCCTGGCCGAGCAGATTGAGCTGGTCACCGGGGCCAAGCGCAACGGCCCGAGCAAGTTCCAGAAGGCGCTGGACATGAAGGCTGCCCTCAAGGACGCCGATGTCGCTGCCCAACCGAAGGGCCTGGAGCTGGCCGATGGTCCGCTGCCCACCAGCCGCGCCGAAGGGAACCCTGACCAGTTCCTGAAGGGCGGCAAGGAGGTCAAGCTGGAGGACCCGGATGCCATCCCATTCGAGAAGGGTGTATCTACTACGGACACCCCTTCCTTCCCGGACGCCTGGAAGCTGGTCGAAGAGGACCCGGCGCCGCGCAAGCTGTTCCTGGACCCCGAAGACGGCTCTGTTGTCCTCGCCAAGGAAGCAGCCACACCGCAGCAATTGGACCTCGACCTGGCCCTGCCGGAGGTCCTGAAGAAGACCGACCACACGCCTGACGAGCGGGCCATGCTGGAGAGCTACAAGGAACTCCAGGAGAAGGCCCTCAAGGAGGCCCCTACCGAGCCCGCCAGTGCATCGAAAGGTGCTGCTGAAGGTGCTGACCTGGACGAGCGCATTGCCAAGGCTCAGGCCCGTGTCGATGCCCTGACGGACCAAGGCCGGGACACCGCCTCTGCCCAGAAGGTGCTGGACAACCTCCTCAAGAAGAAGGATGGAGGCCTGTTCGATCACGCCACCAAGCTGACCGGCCGGCAGGCGGACAAGCTGGACACCGCCGGGGACCCCCTGGTGGATGCCATTGCCGCCAACAATGAGAAGCTCCTTCGGGCTGTCGGTAAGCAACAAGGCGGCTTCGTGTCGCCCTCCCTTCTGGCCAATCTGGTCTCCACCCAGGCCGGTGGCGTAGTTGGTTTCCTGTCCGCCGAAGATGACGCCACGTTCGCTGAACGGATGTCCCTGGCAGGTATCGGGATGCTGGCAGGCTTCGGTATCAAGGTGGGCGCCTCGAAGGTCCTCAAGGGCCACGAACGGGCTGTCATTGATGCGCCGCATCCGGAAGTTGTTCGGATGTCCCGGCCGGAGGTCGCTAACGTGGCCCCGCTGGTGACCGTGAAGAAGGCCCCAGTGATTACAGGCGCCAATGTCTCCACCCTGGTGAAGGCCGCGCAAGAAGGAGGTATGGAGTCCCTGGTGAAAGCCGTGAAGGAGTCCGACTTCAACTTCTCCCATATCGACACGGCCGATGATGTGAAGGAGACCATCGATGCCTTCTCCGCCGTGTTTGAGAAGGAGACCTCCCTGGCCAAGCACGGGACGCAATCCTTCGCTGACATGAAGGAGCTGGCTGAGGAGCTGGGCGCCGGTACGGAGTCCCTCAAGGACCTCTACAAGGGCACCAATAACCTGGCCGGTCGAGTCCTTGCCCACCGCGCCCTCCTGGCTGCTTCCGCAGAGAAGGTAACCGGGCTGGCCAAGCTGGCTCAGACGGGGGACGCTGACGGCATCCTGGCGCTCCGCAAGCATGTGGCCCTGCACGCTGCCATCCAGGCGCAAATGAAGGGCGTCCAGACGGAAATTGCCCGCGCCCTGGGCCAGTTCCGCATCACAGCAACCTCCGTTGATCTGGCGGTGAATGAGCGCCACCAACTCATCCAGGCGATGGGTGGGCACGACGCTAATATCCTGTTCGCCCGGCAGTTGTCCGAAATCACGGACCCGAAGAAGCTCAATGCGGTCATCCGTAAGAGCTGGCAGGCCCGGACCAAGGATGCCCTTTACGAAGCCTGGGTCAATGGGCTGCTGTCCGGTCCTGTCACCCACGCTGTCAATATGGTGTCCAACGGCATCGTAGCCATTGCCTCCCCAGCGGAGCGCCTGGTGGCCGGTATGTGGGGGAAGGTCCTCCGCTCCGGTGATGAGGGCATCCAACTGGGTGAAGCCAAGGCCCAACTGTTCGGCATGGCTGAGGGCTTCACTGACGCCATCCGCATCACTGCCCACGGTATGGGAGCCCTGAAGAGGGCCGGCGGGGATGTCCTCCAGGGCAACTTCCAAGGAGCCCGCGAGACCATCGAGGATGCCTCTGGGGAGTTCGGTAACGCCTGGAAGGCTGCCGCTACGGATATGCCGGTGCTGGATAACGCAGCCTACGGCACCCGTGAGTACGACCTCCAAGGGGGCGCCATCTCGGCCTCCGCCATGAGCATCGACCCGAAGACTGCCTTGGGTATGACGGCCGATGGCCTGGGTGCCCTCATCCGGACCCCCGGCAGACTCCTGACGACCTCTGACGAAATCTTCAAGACGATCCACTACCGTGGTGAGCTGAAGGCACAGGCGTACCGACAGGCCACCGCTGAGGGTCTCCACGGGGACGCCTTGTTCAAGCGTGTGGCGGAGCTGGTGGAAGACCCGACTCCGGAAGTCGCCGGCCTGGCCCTGGATGCTGCCCGCAAGGGAACCTTCACGGCACCGCTGGGGGACATCGGGCAGACCGCCTCCGAGCTGATCCGGAAGACCCCTGGAGGCCGCTGGCTGGTCCCGTTCGTCCGCACCCCAACCAACATCATGAAGTTCGTGGGTGTCCGCACTCCCGGTCTGAACCTGCTGGCCAAGAGCGTCCGTGAGGACTTCGCCGCTGGTGGAGCCCGCCGAGACATGATGCTGGCCCGGACCACGATGGGTGGGGCGATGTACGCCGCTGCCGGCTACATGGCAGCTCAGGGCCTCATCACAGGTGGTGGCGAGAAGATCAACACCGCCGAGCGCCTCTCCGGCTGGCAGCCCTACTCGGTCAAGGTTGGTGCCAAGTACATTGCCTACAACCGTATGGACCCCTTCGGGATGTTCCTGGGGATGGCAGCCGATGTGGTTGATCTGTCGGGCAACCTGGATTCCTCCGAGGTCGATGAACTTTCCGCCATGGCCGTCCTGGCTGTGTCCCGGAACTTGGTCTCGAAGTCCTACGCCAGCGGTGTCGTTCAGTTCATCGAAGCGATGAGCCAGCCGGAGGCCCGGATGGAGAAGTACCTCCAGGGTCTCTTGGGTTCCACCGTCCCGGCTGTCGTCAATGCGGTACGCCGTGAGGATGACCCATTGGTTCGCGAGGTGTGGTCCTTCACGGATGCCCTACGGAATCGCATTCCGGGCCTCTCCAAGGACCTCCCGCCGAAGCGCAACGTGTTCGGTGAGCCCACCTCGGTCATTGGAGGCCTCGGCCCGGACATCGTGAGCCCCTTCCGGACCACGGTAGAAAGCACCGATCCGCTGGCCCAGGAGCTGGCCCGTCTGAACATCGACCTCCGCCAGCCGCCGAAGACCCTGGCTACCGCATCAGGCGCCAAGGGCATCGACCTGAGCCCCGAGCAGTACGACAAACTGGTGACCACGGCAGGGACCCTCTTCAAGGAGTCCTTGGCTTCCCGCCTGGACGACCCCGCCTACACCACCCTGACCGAGGGCAACCCGGACTACCAGGATGGCAAGGAGAAGGTCATCCAGAACCTCCATGCCCGCGCCAAGTTCGTGGCCACCCGGATGCTCCTCGCCGAGGACGCCGAGCTACGCGAACGCTGGCAGGCGGAGAAGAAGAACGCCTCTGCCGCCCTCTCCGGGAACCCAATCCTCCCCTTCTAGTAGCACCTTTCGAGCCCCTTCAGGACAACCTGGAGGGGTTCCCTTTAGAGGACTATGGCTTACTCAAGAATCAAGTACATCTCAACAGGCGGGACCTCGGTATTCACGGTCCCCTTCCCCTACATGGATAAGAGCCATGTGGAGGTCCTCCTGGATGGTGTCCCAACCCCAGCATTTACATGGCTCAACGCCTTCGCCGTCCAACTGGATAGCGTGCCGCCGGCCAACGTAGTGGTGACCATCCTCCGCAGCACTACCCGTGACGAACGTATGGTGGATTTTGCGGATGGTTCCGTACTCACCGAGCGCGACCTCGACACGGCCAACCTCCAGATGTTCTTCATGGCCCAGGAGTCGTTCGATGCGGGCGCTGAATCCATCCAGGAAGGCCCTGACGGGACCTACCATGCCCTGGACAAGCGCATCAGTGGCCTCGGCGATGCCCTCAACCCCGGCGATGCCGTCAATGTGCGGACGCTACAGTATCAATACCCGGATGTAGTCCTCGTTGGGGAGCATCTTCCCGACATCCGGGCGATTGCAACCGACTTGACCTCCGCAGGGCTCCTTGAGTTCGACTTCGGGAGCGTCCTGGAGGCCCCTAACCCAAGCCCTGTAGGTGCCATCTCTGCCATTCGGTCCTGTGCCGAGAACATGGAGGCCATCCAGGATGCCGCCGCCGTGCTCCCAGCCATCCAAGAAGCAGTAGCCGATATGGAGGCAGTGCAGCTAGCCGCTACCACGGCCGAAGCGGTAGCCACCACCAAAGCAGCCGAAGCAGCCGCCTCCGCAGCCCTCGCAGCCTCCTACGTGGGGGCTCCCACTGCTGGCTCTGTAACAGGCGCCTCCCTTGCAGCATCAATTGATCTAGGAGTATTGACCTAATGACAACTTCCCTCCGCTTGCGCCGGGGAACTACCGCCCAGCACGGAACCTTCACGGGTGCCCAGGGTGAAATTACCGTGGATACCACGAAGAAGACCGTAGTGGTCCATGACGGGGCCACCGCTGGGGGCCAAGCACTGGCCAAGGAATCATCCTTGACTGGTGTGGTTCGGTTTGACCAGGCGCAGTCCCTTACCGTAGGCGAGAAGGCCAACGTAATGGGCGCTATCGGGGCGATGACTGCCCCTACTGGACAGGGCCTGGTTGTGAAGACCGCCTCTGGCGCTGTGTCCCGCACCCTCACCGCTGGCACAGGCATCTCTGTGACCAACGGCGACGGCCAATCAGGGGCTCCTACCGTGGCCAATACTGGTGTCCTTACAGTGAATGGGCAGGCCGGGAATGTCTCCGTCGGTGGCTTCAGCATGACAGACGTTCTCGCTGCTGATGGCGCCGGCAGTGGCCTCGATGCGGACCTGTTGGATGGCTTTCACGCCAGCACCTTCGAGACCGTCACCGGTGGCGCTGGCAAGTACGTGAAGAAGGACCACGGGCACAACGCAGTTGGGAGCTTCTGCTTCGCCCGGCATGGCAGCACTTCCGTGGGCCCAGTGGCTGGCACTACCTACGCTGGGTCTGCGCTTAACGCCTCGGCAATTGCGGACGGCGGTGTGCTTGTTACAGGTGCTGTATTAACTGGAACGTGGAGAGCCTTAGGGACAGGCATGAACTACTCAGGCATGAACTACTCAGGCACCGGCAACGTCACGCTTTTCCAAAGGATCAGCTAAATGGACATCAGAAACCCTCAATACAACGCGGCTGGTTCCATCGACTGCGAAATCAACCACCCAGTATTCGGGTGGATTCCCTTCACGGCGACCCCCCACCCGAGTGAGCCCCTTGGAACTGAAATCTTCCAGGATGCCACCCTCGGCAAACTCGGCCCTATCGCACCCTACGTGACCCCGCCAATCCCAGTTCCGGCCTCCATTAGCCGCTTCCAGGCCCGTGCGATGCTCCTTCAGACTAACCTCCTGGCCGGTGTCGAAGCCATGATGGCAGCTCCTGAAACGGATGCCTTCGCCAGGCTGGCATGGGCGGATGCCTCAATCTTCCGCCGTAATAGCCCGCTGGTCACCGCGATGGCCGGCACCCTCGGACTCTCTGAGGGGCAACTGGACGATATGTTCCGGTTCGCTAACACCATCGAAGCATGACCATGCCCACCTACCTCTGGAACATTCTCATATGGCTCGACCAGGGGCTCTCTACCGTCACTGGTGGGGACCCCGATGAGACTGTATCCAGCAGGGCCGGCAAGGCTCAACTAAAAGGCAAGCGATGGGGCTGTGTGCTCTGTCGCTTCCTGGACATCTTTGACAAGGGCCACTGTGCAAAGTCCATCGAGTACGACGAAGGGGACCCTGTAAGTGGCCCGTAAGAAGCCCGTCTTGATCTGCCCGGACACCCTCCGTGTCTTCGGCAGGACCTACAGTTTCAACTACGAGCAAGCAGGGGTCCTTGGCCAGGATCGAGTAGGGTCCTGCGACAACATGCACCAGATCATTACCATTGACGGCAACCAGAGCCTTGTGGAAGAAGCCGACACGGTTCTCCATGAAGCCCTGCACGCCATCTGCTACACAATGAAGCTGGTATTCCCTATCGAGGAGGAGGCTGTCGTCTCTGCCCTTGCATCGGGGCTCAATGGTGTCCTCCAGGACAACCCTGAGTTTGCCCTCTGGTTGATCGAGAACAAGTCAGCCCATCTCCAGGAGGCATCCTGATGGCCACCCCAGGCACCAATGAAGAGGGCCTGCTGTACTACCTAGCCGCTGCTGGCGCCCTCATCGGCCTCGGCAAGCTGCTGGTATCCAGTGAGCCTCTGACGGCGCGTAAGGCCATCGGTCATGCGATTGTGTCCGGTGGGCTGGGCGGGGCTGCTGCCTTGATCCAGATTCCCCTACCGAATGCTCCGTTCCCTGTCGTGGTCGCCTTCGGATGCCTCCTGGCGTCCCTCGGTGCCTCCACGATTACCCTGTTCGCCCAAAAGTACATGGACAAGAAGCTATGAGCAAAGCATCCCAAGCTGCGCTGGATCAGCTTCTCTCCCTCCTGGCCAACGCCCTCGCTACCATCATCAAAGACGGTGTGAAGGTCATGGGCAAGGACGGTGAAGAACTCCAGCTCACCGCCCCCGCGTCCTTCTTCAAGGAAGCCCGCGAGTTCCTCAAGGACAACGGTGTGGAGGCCCTGCCGGAAGCCCACAAAGGCATCCAGACCCTGGCCGCTGTCCTGCCGTTCCCCGAGCAAGGGGACGATGAGGGATTCAAGGTAGGTTAGACCTCCTCAAAACCCTCGTTTTACCCTCAACCTCACAGAAGGCCCTACAAGGCCCGCTGTGGGGTTTTTTTTCGTTCCCTATACCAGCGCCTACCCTGAGCCCTTAGAGGCCACTGTAGGCCCATTGTGAAGGTCCAACCTGCCACCTAACGCACCCACGCCGGGCGCACGGGCTGTTGCTAACGCCTATGACCCGGTACGGGCTGACTTCAGAAACTTCCTGTTCCTCGTATGGAAGCACCTGAACCTTCCCGACCCCACTGTAGTCCAGTACGACATCGCGCTGTACCTCCAGCATGGCCCTGAACGGCGCATCATTGAAGCCTTCCGGGGTGTTGGTAAGTCCTGGGAGACAGCCGCCTACGTTCTCTGGCGACTCCTCCTGAACCCTGAAGAGCGCGTCATGGTTGTGTCCGCCTCGAAGGAGCGGGCTGATGCCTTCTCCGTGTTCCTGAAGAGGCTCATTGATGAGATGCCGCTACTTCAGCACCTCAAGGCACGCCCTGGGCAGCGAGACTCCAACATCGCCTTTGACGTAGGCCCCAGCAGCGCCCACCAGGCACCCTCAGTGAAATCTGTGGGCATCTCTGGGCAGCTTGCCGGCAGCCGGGCCACCATCATTGTTGCGGATGACATCGAGGTGCCGAAGAACTCCCTGACACAGGGCATGCGGGACAAGCTGGCCGAGCAGGTCAAGGAGTTCGATGCCGTTCTTGTGCCAGGCGGCGAGGTCATCTACCTGGGCACGCCCCAGACCGAGATGAGCCTCTACAACATCCTGCCCTCCCGAGGGTATGAGATTCGTGTGTGGCCTGCCCGCTACCCCACGGCCGAGCAGATCACCCGCTATGGCTCCCGCCTGGCCCCTTCGATCCTGAAGGCCCTGGCCGATGACCCCTCACTGGCCACCCGAGCTGACGGCCGGGGACTCCCCACGGACCCCAAGCGATTCACCGATAGGGAACTCCTCAAGCGGGAACTCTCCTACGGTCGCTCAGGCTTCGCCATGCAGTTCATGCTTGATACCGCAGGCTCCGACACCGACCGCTATCCGCTGAAGATGTCTGACCTTGTGGTGATGTCATTGAGCACCGAGCTGGCCCCCGTGGGAGTCGCCTGGGGATCAGGCCCAGACCAGATTATCTCCGACCTCCCCAACGTGGGCATGTCCGGGGACCGTCTGCACAGGCCCATGTTCATCGCCAAGGAGTTCGCCGAGTATCAAGGCTGCGTCATGGCCATTGACCCGGCAGGCCGTGGCACCGATGAACTCTCCTACGCCATCGTGGCGATGCTCAATGGTGTCCTCTACTGTCTCGACGCAGGGGGCATGAAGGGCGGCTACGCTGATGACAACCTGGAGGCCCTGGCCAAGTTAGCTAAACGCTACAAGGCCAAGTGTGTCCTGGTGGAGTCCAACTTCGGTGACGGCATGTTCCTCAAACTGCTGACTCCGTTCCTGGTCCGCATCTACCCCGTGACCACCGAGGAGGTCCGCCACAGCACCCAGAAGGAGGCCCGCATCATTGACACGCTGGAGCCCGTGATGAACCAGCACCGCCTGGTCATTGATGAGGCCCTGGTGAAGAAGGACTTCGAGAACTACAACGACCACCCCTCAGACCATGCACACAAGTATCAGCTCTTCTACCAGCTCACCCGGATCACCCGAGAGAGACAAGCCCTGGCCCACGATGACCGCCTAGATGCACTGGCGATAGCCGTAGCCTATTGGGCAGAGCAGATGGATGCAGACGTTCAGAAGTCTCTGGATGACCATAGGGCAGCCCTCCTGGACATGGAATTAGCCAAGTTCATGGAGCATGCCCTCGGTGGAAGTAGTGCTTCTGTGCCCAACTGGATGTCATAGATTTACAACTTTGCAGATCAGCCGGAAACCCTTGTGCTGCAAGGGCTCCAGCCATAACCCAGAGGTAAAACCCACCTATCCCATAGGATACCCCTTTGCACACCTATAGAGGGACCCTCAGTTAGAGCCCTCTCCTGGTCCCTATAGAGTCTCTATAGATGCCCCTCCTGGTTCCGTAGTAGAGAGCCTTGACTGAGGGTGTCCATGGGTAGCAGTACCCTCCTGGACTCTGTAGGTTCTCTGTGGATTACCTATAGGGCTCCATGGGTGTGTGCTGGGGCCTGTGGCAGTTGCTACTACCACCAGGACATCACCCTTAGGCCCACCCTCAAAGTGTCCCTGGCGGGTCCTCTGTGGTGTCCTCCTGTTGGTTCTCTGAAGGTGTCCTCTGTGGGGACTGCCTGGAAATATTTGAAGAGAAAATGGTAAGGCCCTATATCACTACCTGGGTAGAGAATCTCCCCCCTCCGGGGTCTCCTTTCGTGGGCGCCAGCGTGTAGCCCATAGGAGCCGAGTCGAGCCTCATATAGGCACGCGGCCGGGCACACGCTTGGCTAAGTCATTGATTCCATTGGTGTCTCGCCGGATTGTATATCCGTAGCTGTACCGTATTGCCCATAGGGGAGCCCTCAGAACACCGAGAAGCTCCCCTTTTTTTCGCAACGTGTCGATCAAAGTCGATATGAACTACTGTACGCTTATCCAGTACGTCCTTCCTCTCTCCCCTATTTTTGCGCTTTCCACTGTATGGGCATCCAGTAGTCACCCTCAGAGCACCCTTGGTTGCACTATAGATCACGCGCGTGCGTCTATTACGTACCCCGACCTGAGCCCATATCCATCACTGCATAGATTCCACTTGACAGATTCAATACAGAAGCGCATAATGCAGTCTCAGTAACACGAAACACAACAACGACTCGCCGAGATGGTGACTCAAGAGCCCTGACAGGGGGCTGGCAACACAAATGCTCTGTTGAGGATACCGGACTAGCTCTAAAGGTCCGGGCCGGAATGGCTGATCTAGGCGAGATGACGCAGCACTAAAGGGGCTTCTAACGAGGCCTCTTCAGCGGTCCAGTAGGGCACCGAAAGCCCCTACCTGAATTCAACTGAAGGAGCTACATCATGGCCAAGTCACAGCAGCTCGAACGCTTTGCGCATCAAGTCGGCTTCTACGCTTTCAATCGTTGGGCACGTCGTCAGGGCCTCAGCCTTGAGGCAACCCGTGCAGTTATCCGTAACGTTTTCTGAAGAGGCCTCCAAATGACCACCAACACAACCGAATTCCGTGTCTATGTCGGCACCTATGCGAAGTACACCGAGGGCAGCATCGAAGGTGCGTGGCTTGATCTGGCGGACTACGCAGGCAAGGCTGATTTCATTACTGCATGTCGGGAGCTGCACAAGGATGAGGAAGACCCGGAATTGATGTTCCAGGACTACGAGGGTGTGCCCTCTTCCATGATGTCGGAATGCTCCATTGAGGAGGCTGTCTGGTCCCTGATGGACTGTGACGACATGGAGAAGGCCATTGCTTACATCTCCCTTTTTGGGGAGTGGGATGCTGAGGACTGTGACAACAAGTATTACGGCAAATACAGCTCTGATACTGAACTGGCAGAGGACTACGCGGAATCCTGCGGGATGCTTTCGGATGTCCCCGAGAACCTTCGGCGGTACTTCGATTTTGAGGCATTCGGCAGGGACTTGGCCTATGACTTCTCAGAGGAAAACGGCTACTACTTCAGCAACTAAGGGCTTTGACTCGGCCCACCCTATCCACTGCTGCATTAATCCAAGGGTTTCGCTCTAACGGAGCCCTTCAGTTAATCCACAGTCACACCTAAAGGAGGCCCGACATGGCCCGCGAACAGTGCCCGAAATGCCCACACGGTAAGGGCTTCAACTGCCCTATCTGCTGGCCCGCTCAGTCTGCCCAGCAGAGCCCTATCAAGGCCCTGAAGGCTGGCGAGTATGTCCAGCTCAAGGAGGGTGGCCCTCCTGGATGTCACAGGGCCTCTTCTGGATACGTCAAGTCACCTCGAAAGGAGCCCCAAATGATGATCCTCCGCCGCACCCGTAAGGGAATCCTCAAGCTCTCCAAATACAGCCCTAGGAAAGGAGCCAGCCATGGCTACTGATTTTATCATCGTGGGTGGTCGCCTGACCCCCCCTTTACATCCCCGAGGAGGACATCGAATGGGCTTCCTGACCTGGGGCGATTATCCCGCCCATGAGTTTCAACCCTGGTTCGTCAGGGAGGTGTGCCAATGAACCTGAACGACACCCTATGGCACCTCGAAAGGGTAGCCAATAGCGGCATCCTCGGGCTGCCCGAGGAGGTTGCACTGAAGCAGGCATCTACCCTGCTACACGACCTGACCAAGGTCTGCCAGATGCCCCAAAGGACTGCGGAGGAGATGAAGGACTTCTACACCGCCGTTGATGCCTTGGTGCGGGAGGCTTGCAAGCTATGAAGTTTCTCCTCATCGCTGATGCAGTCGAGAGCGCAGCCCGTGAGGGTGTCCGCATCATCAAGGAGCGCATCACCCCATGAGCAACCAATACAGCATCCGCATTGATGCAGGAGACGGCTCATTCAGCTACTTCGCTGACAGGCTGGGCCGCTCCTCGTTTCCCCACAAGATGGCCCTCCAGTGGCTCAAGCATGCAGCAGCTAGCGGAAACGCCTGCTCCCTCGTAAGGAACTGAATCATGAACCTCCCGCGCACCTACTCAATCGTTGAGAACCCCGGCCTTGAATCTGAGGACATCGTGGAAACCGGCCTGTCCTTCGACGCTGCCATGAAGTACCTGAAGGACCGGTACAGGGCAGGCGAGTCCGCTGATGCCGCTCTGGAGATGCCCAACGGTTCCCTTGAATACATCTACTGAGGAGCCGATAATGAACCGCCCCCAGACGCACAGGAAGGCCCCTCCAAGGCTCTACAGAGGGTCCGCCCTAACGCCCCTAGCAAGGAAGCCCGAGGAGGTCCTAGCCGCCCTCTCTGTGGTCCTCGTCCCGATCCTCCTGATTCTTGTAGGGCCTCTTCTGGACGCCTCCTACTAGCACGGATTCGCTCTAAGAGGCTAGTTAGCACCTCACGGACTGATGAAACTATAAGCAAGCATCATATTACCTAATAGGTAGAATGCCCTCTGTACTGGTTGTGTATCAGTTCCACTCATGTATCATATCCACCCCGCATCGTGACTTGATAGCAGCACGCGGGGTGCGGTATCACAAAGGTCATAGATAACGTGTTAATTTTTGGATTCAATGTAACGGCAGGGACTGACTTCTATACCCGCGAAGGACCGCGACCACGGTTCCGCATAGAGAAGCAGGAACACGCTAATGAGTGGGAAGTCCTGATAGGACGCACGCTCATCCTCATAACGAAGATAGGGGTAAATGATGAAAGCTCTCACAGTCACGGGGAAGGTATTGACAACCATCCTCCGCTACACCGACAACCCTAAGATACCGCTTCAGCAGGTATCCATTCTCCTCACCATCCTAGAGCGCGGAGAAATACCGATGGCCGACCTGCCGAAGCTGGCCGGGGTGGAGCAGTCATCTGTCTCCCGCAACGTGGTCATCCTCGGTCCCGGACTGAACCCGAAGGAACCGGGGTACGGGCTGCTTGATGCCTTTGAAGACCCGTTCTATCGCCGCCGCAAGCTGGTCAAACTGACACCCCGAGGACAGGCCCTTAAGGCTGAAATCGAGGCCATCCAAGGAGGATGACATGAAGCAACGTAAGGGTGTTTGGCAGTCCGACTTCAGGCTGTCCAACGGGGAGCGTGTCCGCGTCTCCCTCGGCACTACTGACAGGGCCGAAGCTGGGCGCCTTGAGATGGCCAAGCAGGTAGCCATGGAGGAAGCCCTCCGCATGCCCAGCAGAGGCCCTGTAACGGCCTCCAGCGTGCGTCTAGGGGCTGCCCGTGGGATGGCCTTCAAGGACGCCTTCAAGAGGGCCATGCGCGAGTATGAGCCTTGGCGTGCCAGCACTGCCCAGAAGACCATCACCGACAACTACGCCCATGTGGTCCGCCACTTCGAGGACCATACGGACCTGTCCAGTCTCGACCGGGGTGTGATGCTCTCCTACGTGGAGAAGCTGAGGGACAACGAGGAGCTGAGTGCCAGCACGATCAACCAGCGCCTGTCCCTTGTCAGCGTCCTGCTTACCCTTGCGGAGGCATGGACCAGCGGTGCAGTGAAGCCCTTCAAGATGCCCCGCCAGAAGATTCGCAATGGCCGCATCCGCATCCTGTCCTACGCCGAGGAGAAGGCTGCCATCGAGTGGTTCGCCCACACTGACAGGACGGTTCCCCGCGATGCCGATATGGCAGCCCTGTCGGTGTTCCTTGTGGATACCGGGTTCCGTCTCTCGGAGGCCATCCGCATGGAGCCCAGAGACATCGACTGGGAAAATGAGATGGTCGCCGCATGGGAGACGAAGGCCGACCTCCCGCGACAAGTGCCAATGACACGTAGAGTGGCCGCCCTGCTCCGCAAGCGCAGCGCCCTGCCTACCCCCTTCGGGATGCTCTCCAAGGACTATGCAGAGGATCGCTGGGCCGCTATGAGGGTGTCCCTCGGCATCGACACAAAGAAGGACCCAGAGTTCGTCCTTCACGCCCTCCGCCACACCTGTGCTTCACGCCTAGCGGCAGCCGGGGAGGATGCTTTCCGAATCCAGAAGTGGATGGGTCACGCGAACATCACGACAACCATGAAGTACGTCACCCTGTTTGGCAGCGACCTGAAGGGCCTCGCACGGACCCTTGACACTCGCCACTCAGAGGCAACCAGCAGGCAGGCAGAAGGTCATCCGCAGCGTGTCTTCGGTGTGCCCAAACTTGTGCCCAAAGTGGCCTCTGACAGCACCCATGGCACAGACCTTGCAGGGAAGTCGAGAAGGCCGTCAATACTGGGTCCCCGGCGTGTGTCCCCTATAGACAACCCTGTAGATATGGGACTGTTAATCCGTAGGTCCCTGGTTCGAGCCCAGGTCGGGGAGCCAGAGCACACAAAGACCACAGACGAAGTGGATACTAACCTAGAAGTACCGTGTGCCCAAGGATGTGCCCAAAAATAGAGTAAAACCCAGCTATCCCATAGGCCCCTAAAGATTCCTTAGTAAAGACACTCTAAGGATTACTTAGTAAAGAGTAGTAATAAGAGACTCCTAAAGAGACTCCTTCAGACACCCATAGATAATCTGTGGGTGTCTTTCATTTCCCCTGTATCATACACTTCTGCATTGCTTCCACGAATCGGAGATAGACCATGAACACCCAAGTTACGTCCTTCAATTTCAATACCTCCACCATCCGCGTAGTCACCATTGAGGGCAACCCGTGGTTCGTCGGCGCGGACATCTTTCGCGTGCTCTTCGGTACTGCTGAGGGCCACTCCCGCCGATACAACTGCTTGGATGACTCTGAGTCACTCAAGGGCCACCCCGTGGAGTTGGGGCTTGGTGCAGGCCGCGAGGTGATGCTGGTGTCCGAGTCCGGGCTTTACAAGTTGGCGATGCGCTCCCAGACACCGCAGGCCCGCCCCTTCCAAGACTGGGTAACCAAGGAAGTCCTCCCCTCCATCCGCAAGACTGGCTCCTTCGTGACCGGACAGCCGTCCCTTGTGGAGAACCCTACGATGTCTAACATGGACCTGATTGGTGCCCAGATGGGAGCCATGCAGGCCATCTACACAGCCATGCAGGAGCAAGCCAAGGTGCAGGCCCAGCAGGCAGTGGAGCTGAAGGAGGTGAAGGCACAGGTGGCCGATGCCTTGGAGTACGCCAGTGTCTTCGACTTCAATAAGTCCCTCCGCTTGGTACTCACCCACGGCCAGAAGACCACCCTCGGGAAGACTGTACGTGGCATGAACGATGCCGCTGGCCGCATCACCCGTACCAAGGAGTTCGATGGGCAGGCCATGTACCCAGTCTCTCTCCTGACTGCCGCAGCTAAGAAAATGAAGCTCATCAAGTAAAAACCCAGCTATCGCATTCCCACCCTTCGAGGGCTCCTAACGGGGCTCCCGAGGGGTCTCTTTTGCCCGTATCTATCCAGAGGTGCATCAAATGGACAACTATCAACCCGTCCCTACTAAGCAAGAATTCCTGAAGCTCCAGCAGGTTGCCCTTGAGGGTGAATGCCTGGCCCTCGGTGTTGAGAAGTATCTGGCCTCCCTGAGTGCCGGGGAAGACACCCTGCAACCCGGCCAGCGCCTCATCAAGGCTGCCGTCCTGCCCCTCGCTGAGTGCATCCGTACCATGATCGAAGAGGCCCTAGACGGCAAGGCTGGCCGCTCCACCTCCATCGCCAAGTTCCTGGCCCAGTTCTCCCCCGAGCGTGCCGCCTTCATCGTGGCCCGCCGTGTCATCCACTCCATCACCGACAAGATTCTCCTATCCACGGCTGCCATTCAGGTGGCCAATGCCCTTGAAGACTGCCTGAACCATGACGCCTTGGAGGCAGAAGCCCCACTGCTCTATAAGCAGCTCTGCCGGAAGATTCAGCACAGCAACGACGAGGGCTACCGCCATATCGTCATGAAGCGCCAGCAGGAATATGCAGGCGTCGCTACCATCAAGTGGGGAGTCACCGAAAAGGCCCGTATGGGCACAACCTTAATCCACCTGATGGTCGAATCCACGGGGCTTATCGAGGTTTTGAAGATGACCCGTGGGCACAACGACACCCCCAACTACATCACCGCATCCGCCAAGACCATGGAATGGCTGGAGCTGGCACACGCCCGCTGCTCCCTGATGCAGCCCACCTTCATGCCCATGGTGTCCCCTCCGATCCCCTGGACAGGCCCCTATGGTGGCGGCTACCTCACCAAGGAGCTGCGCTTCCCACTCATCAAGACAGCCAACAAGAACTACCTTGAAGAGCTGCGCCACTGGGACATGCCGGATGTCTATCGCTCCATCAATGCCCTCCAGGACACCGCATGGTCTGTCAATACAGGCGTCCTGCGAGTTGCCCGTGAGATATGGGATGGCGGTGGCCGTGTTGGTGGCCTGCCTACCCGTGAGCCCCTGCCCCTGCCGCCGAAGTTCCATGACCCAGAGACGGAGCCCGAGAAGCACAAGGCATGGAAGAAGGCTGCTGCCCAGACCTACGAGGAGAACATCCGCCTCGTTAGCAAGCGCCTCGGGGTGGAAACCAAGCTGCACATCGCTGAAGTCATGGGCGAATACGAGCAGTTCCACTTCCCCCATGCCCTCGACTGGCGTGGCCGGGCCTACCCGGTGTCCTCCATGCTGAACCCCCAGGGCGATGACCTTGCCAAGGCCCTCCTCACCTTCGCTGCCGGCAAACCGCTGGGCGAACACGGGGCAACCTGGCTAGCTGTCCATGGCGCCAACTGCTTCGGTGTCGATAAGGTCCCCTTCGGTGATCGTGTCCAATGGGTGCTGGATCATCGTGACCAGATTCTGGAGTGTGCCTTCAACCCAACGGACGGAAGCCTCTTCTGGGCCGAGGCTGACAGCCCCTATATGTTCCTGGCCTTCTGCTTTGAGTGGGCCGGCTACACCATGCAGGGCAGCTCATTCCTCTCCCACCTCCCGGTCTCCTGGGATGGCACCTGTAATGGCCTCCAGAACTTCTCCGCAATGCTCCGCGATGAAGTGGGCGGCAAGGCTGTCAATCTGGTTCCCTCGGACACCCCCTCGGATGTCTATCGGGCTGTGGCTGAGGTTGCCCAGAAGTCCATCGACCTGGACGCAGCAGCAGGCGATTGCCCGGTAGCTGAACGCTGGGTAGGCAAGCTGACCCGTAAATGGACCAAGCGCAACACCATGACGGTCCCCTACGGCGTGTCCAAGTACGGGATGCGCAACCAGCTCCGCGAGGAGTTCTCCTCCATGCGCCTTGATGGCGACCTCAGTGGCCCTACACGGGAAACCGAGATGGAAGACGCAGCGTACATCGCCGAGAAGAACCACACCGCCATTGGTCAAGTCGTGGTTGCTGCCCGTGTCGCCATGCAATGGCTCATGGATGCTGCCAAGGTGGCCGCGTCTGATGGCCTTCCGGTGCGCTGGGTGACCCCTTCAGGGCTCTTGGTGCAGCAAGCCTATAGGGTGGCCGAGGGTAAGGACCTCGACTTCAATGTAGCGGGCCGCAGATACCGTATGGTCCTCAACATCACAGGGCACAAGATCAACAAGGTTGCCCAGAAGAATGGCATCTCTCCGAACTTCATCCACTCCCTGGATGCGGCTCACATGATGCGTACCGTTAATTACTGTCTGGACGCTGGGCTCAAAGACTTCTGCATGATTCATGACTCCTATGGGGCTCATGCAGCGGAAGCCGAAGAGCTGTCCTACCACCTCCGCCGGGCCTTCATGGATCAATACCGGGGAGACATCCTGAAAGACTTCCGGGATCAACTGGCCGAGCAACTGCCAGACGAACTTGCTGCCACCCTCCCGCCCCTCCCACCGATGGGCACCCTGGACCTCGAAGCCGTCATGGAATCAGACTACTTCTTCGCCTGATCCTATCTACTTCTGCATTGTATGGAGCATCTCATGGACCACCTCAATATCACCTTCAGTTCCCCGGAAGGCTCACCCTGGCTGCACATCACAGTTCAGGGCAAGGCCGGCGGATTCAGCCACACCACCCAGTTCCACCCGGATGTCCCGATGGGCAAGGCCGTGACCACTGCCCTCCAGAAGTTCCTGGAAGAGCTGGCTGCCTGGACCCGCTTCATGGGAGCCTGCCGTGGATAAGCCCTTCCGCCCCATGCTGGCCACAGATGCCGACTTTGACACCCTGAAGTTCCCCTGCTACGGCAGCCCCAAGCTGGATGGCGTCCGCGCCCTGGTGAAGGATGGCGTGGTTCTCGCACGGAGCCTCAAGCCGATCCCGAATGACCACGTTCAGAAGCTCTTCGGGCGCCCCGAGCTGGAGGGCCTGGACGGTGAGCTGATCGTTGGTTCCCCGACTGACAAGGACTGCTTCCAGAACACCTCGGGAGCTGTCCGCCGCAAGAGTGGGGAGCCCTCTGTCCGCTTCTTCGTGTTCGACAAGCACGACGAGACAACCCCATTCAACTGGCGGAAGGTGGCCGTGGAGAAGGTTGTAGGCATAGGTCCCGCAGCCTTTGTGGTCCCGCTCCGCCAAGTCCTCATTCTCAGCCTAGCTGACCTCTCGGTGTATGAGGACCACCTCCTGGAAGAGGGCTACGAAGGGGTCATCCTCAGAGCCCCCAAGAGCCCCTACAAGTTCGGCCGCTCGACTGCCAAGGAGGGCTACCTGCTGAAGGTCAAGCGGTTCGAGGACAGCGAGGCCCGCATCTTGGCTGTTGAAGAGCTGATGCACAACGCCAATGAGGCCAAGACGAACGAGCTGGGGAGGACCGAGAGGAGTTCCCACAAGGCCGGGCTGGTGCCTGCGGGGACCATGGGGAGGCTCTACGTGGAGGACATCCACACGGGGCAACGCTTCCACATCGGCACGGGCTTCACAGCAGAGCAGCGGGCCTGGTGGTGGGCGCACCGCCACCCGGATGACCGGCTCGACCTCCGCATCAAGTACAAGTTCTTCCCCGTAGGCGTCAAGGACTTGCCCCGCCACCCGGTCTATCTGGGGCTCCGGGATGAGTTCGACATGGGCTGCTGAGTAAAACCCAGCTATCGCATAGACAAACCGCCCACTCACCAGGAACCAAATGAACGTATCCGCCCACATCCCCTTCGTGGAGCCCCGCATGACTGTCCAAGCCGCCTACGGTGCCCTCTCTGCCATCCAGCATGAGCGCCCCGGTGTCCAAGTGATGGCCTCCGCGATCCTCTTCTTTGTCCTCGCCGACGAACTCAAGCTGGACATCTCCCAGCTCATCTCCCAGGCATCCCGCATTACCACCGATGACGACACGTACTTTCGCCGCGAAGTGAAGGCCCTCCGTGCTTACGTCCAAGGAGAACTGAAATGAAAGTCAAGACGACCCTCAGGGGCAACACGAAGATCACCCTCAACGCTGACGAGGCCGAACACCTCATGGCCATCCTTGATGTATCCCACTTCATCCCCTACGAGGACCACTACAAGGGCCTCGCCATAGCTGCCTGTGAGGATACCAGCCATGAACTGTGCGTAGCTCTCTACGCATCCGGCGTGGAGGTCATTGAGTGACCACCCTAGTCGAAGCCTCCCTCATCCGCCAGGCCCACGAATACTGGGACATCGGCGAGTACGTTCCCCTCGACCTGTTCTCCGCCATGGCTGCTGAAGGCATGGACGTTCCCGCCCTGGAGGCCCGCTTCATTCAAAACTAAGCAGCACCCCCGCAGCCCCGCCAGTGTCCCTTGAGGATGCCGGCGGGGCTTCTTCATTTCTACTTTAAGGATTCCCCATGGCAGAAGCCAAACGTACCCCGCTCGACAAAGTGATGACCCCTGAAGGCATCGCCAAGTTCCCCGTCCTGAACGTCCCGGACACCAAGTTCAACCCTGAAGGTGACTTCAAGTGCGGCATCATCCTGTCCGCCGCTGAAGGTGCCCCACTGTACCGCCGCCTCCAGGCAGCCGCCCAGAAGATGTTCGATGCCACGTTCGCCGAGCTGACTGAGAAGGTTGCCACCGAGAAGGGCGAGAAGAAGGCCAAGGCAAAGAAGGCCCTGGAAGAACTCAAGCTGGGCGACCTGCCGGCCAAGCCCGTCTATGACGAGGATGGCAACGAGACTGGTGACTTGGCGTTCAACTTCAAGATGAAGGCCACCTACAAGGACAAGTCCGGCGCTACCAAGAGCCGCAAGCCTTCCCTGTTCGATGCCGCTGGCGATGTCTTCCCGAGTTCCACCGCTATCTGGGGTGGCTCCAAGGTCAAGGTTGCTGGTTCCATCAATTCGTTCTACATGCCAGGCACGAACACTGCCGGTGTCGGCCTGCGCCTGTCGGCTGTCCAGGTCATCCAACTCTGCACGGCTGGCGGTGGCGGCAACGCTTCATCCTTCGGCTTCGGCAAGGAGGATGGCTACACGGTGGATAAGTCCGCCGCTGAAGAAGCTGGCTTCGACAAGGAAGATGGTGATTCCTCGGCTGACGACGACACCGACTTCTAATGGTCTGTGATTAAGCACACTGTCTCGTACAGGTCCGGTCTCGAAGAGCGCATTGGTACGCAGCTCCAAGAGGCCGGCATCACCGCTGAGTACGAAGGCGGCAAGGTCTCCTACATGACCCCCGCCAAGGCCCATAAATACACCTGGGACTTCAAGCTGCCTAACGGAATCATCATCGAGTCCAAAGGCATCTTTGACGCCACCGACCGGGCCAAGCACATGCTGATACGCCAGCAGCATCCCGAGCTGGACATCCGCTTCATCTTCTCCTACTCCAAGTCCAAGCTCTATAAGGGCTCCCCCACAACCTACGCCGCCTGGTGCAACAAGAATGGCTTCCTGTTCGCAGACAAGCTGATTCCACCCGCGTGGCTTACGGAAACAAAACAATGAACCTCCGCTCCTTCCGCACCTACCTCTCACTCATCCCAGCATCTGGCGTGGCCATCGTGGCAGCCCTCTTCGCCTTCATCCTCCTGGTCGCCGGCTGGATCACCAATGTCGTCTGGACGTTCCAAGCAGACACCCTCCTGGACTTCTTCATGGGTGTCTTCGGCGCCGTCTTCTTCCTGATTGGTGCTCTCCATGGCATCTACCTCTGGTTCTGATGGCCTTCACTACGCTGGACCCACAGGCAGTCATTCACTTCGCCATCCACTGTTCCGCTACCCAGGCCAAGGCCGACATCGGCGTAACGGAAATCACCCGGATGCACCGAGAGCGTGGCTTCCTGACCGTTGGCTACCACTACGTCATCCGACGCAACGGCAAGGTGGAGAAGGGCCGACCCGATACCGCTATCGGTGCCCATGTCCAAGGCTGGAACGACAAGTCGCTTGGTATCTGCCTGGTTGGCGGGATCACCAAGGACGGCAAGGCCGAAGACAACTTCACGCTTGAGCAGTACGCCGCCCTGGCGCAGCTCCTGATTAACCTCCGCAAGAAGTTCCCGAAGGCGACCCCGCGTGGCCATCGTGACTTCCCCAACGTCCGCAAAGATTGCCCGTGCTTCGATGTAACCGCATGGGTCAAGGAGACGATTGATGATCCGTTCGGCCTGTAAGTTCATCCGCCTGCGCCTCGAAGAGTACCTGGACAACATCCTGTATTTCACAGGGCTCCGCTGGGGCATCAAGTAAAACCCAGCTATCGCATATTCAGCTCGACCCGCACTAGGCCCCCTTGGATTTTCCATCGGGGCCTTTTTGCATTCACCCAAGGATTCCCAAAAATGAAGCACGTTCCGACACCCAGCTCCAAGACCGCCAAGGTCCTGGCCTACCTCCAGACAGGGCACTCCCTGGACATCTCCAAGGCGACCGCCCTGTGGGGCCACATGCGCCTGTCCGATACCGTGTTCCGCCTCCGCGCCAAGGGCTACCCGATCCAGACCGAAGTGGTCCAGAGCGAGTCCAGTGATGTCCAGTTCGCCATCTATCGGCTGCCACGGATGCCCTCGAAGGACACCCCGGTGGGCACCAAGGTCCGCGTGCTTCCTGATGTTGATTGCGCAGGCTCCGTCGGCATCGTCACGGTCGCTGATGACGGGGATGTTGAGATGCCGATGCACGTTACGTTCGCCGACGACGAGGATGCTGTGTGCTTCGACTACAACGAGCTGGAAATCATCCAATGACCCAGCCGAAGCCCATGCACTTCTCCAGTATGGCCACCGCCTTTGCCAACGCGAAGGTGAATGATGCCAGCCCGCTGCTGGATCAGGCGCTGAACTCGCTGGTTCGCTACGCCAACAAGCCGACCAAGCCGGCCAAGGACTGGACAGCCAAGCTCTCCTACAAGACGGCGCGCTACCTGGGCTCTAAGGGTGTCCCGCTCCAGTAACGAGGGGGACGACTCCGAGTTCGTCTGTCATCAAGCGTGTCCGAAGTGCGGCTCCAGCGATGGGGCTGCCCTCTACACCGATGGCCATACGTTTTGCCATGTCTGCCGCGACTGGCAACCCGGTGATGGTGACTACTCCATCCCTACCTCCACAAGGAAACCACAGATGTCAGCCGTTCTCATCAAGGGCACAGTAAAGGCCCTTCCGAAGAGGGGCATAACAGAGGAAACCTGCGCCAAGTTCAAATACTCATGCGGGACCACCCTCGACGGCAGCCCGGTTCAGCTAGCTCCGTACTTCAAGGAAGGCCAGATGGTTGCCCAGAAGGTGCGGACCCCCGACAAGGAGTTCTCCACAGTTGGGGACTTCAAGTCTGTCGAGCTGTTCGGTCAAAACCTGTGGCGCGATGGCGGCAAGATGGTTGTCGTAACCGAGGGCGAGATTGACGCCATGACGGTTAGCCAGCTCCAGAGCAACAAGTGGCCCGTGGTGTCCCTCACCAATGGCTCCGCCGCCGGCAAGAAGGCAATCTCCCGTAACCTGGCATGGCTGGAGAAGTTCGAGACGGTCATCCTGATGTTCGACATGGATGAACCCGGCGCCTTGGCTATCGCTGAGTGCGCCCCGCTGTTCTCCCCAGGCAAGTGCAAGGTTGCATCGCTGCCCCTGAAGGACGCCAATGAGATGCTCATGGCAGGCCGTGGCTCAGAAGTCATTGATGCCATCTGGGGTGCCAAGGAGTACCGGCCTGATGGGCTGGTGTCAGTCGATGAAATCATGGATGAAATCAAGAAGCCTGTGCTGCTTGGCTTCCCATGGTGGATGGACGAACTCACGAAGGTCACCTACGGGCGCCGTCTGGGGGAACTCTATGGCTTCGGCGCTGGCACTGGTGTGGGCAAGACTGACTGGCTCACCGAGCAGATAGCCTTCGACATCACCCAGCTCGACATGCCTGTGGGCCTCATCTTCCTTGAGACGCCTATAGCAGAACTCGGCAAGCGCATCGCCGGCAAGATCAAGGATAGGCAGTTCCATATCCCTGACTCAGGCTGGACTGATGACGAGCTGGACCAAGGCGTGGAAGCACTGCGCGGCAAGGTCACCCTCTACGACAACTTCGGACAAACCGACTGGGACGTAGTGAGGGGGCATATCCGCTACATGGCAGCCCAGGGCATCAAGCTCTTCTACCTGGACCACTTGACTGCGATGGCCGACACCGACAACGAGCGCGGCTCCATCGAGCAAATCATGAAGGAGATGGCTGGCCTGGCTAAAGAGCTGATGGTCATCATTCACTTCGTATCTCACCTAGCCACCCCTGAAGGGAAGCCTCACGAAGAAGGTGGCCGAGTCATGGTCCGCCACTTCAAAGGTGCCCGCGCCATCGGCTTCTGGGCGCACTTCCTGTTCGGCCTGGAAAGAAATCAGCAGGACGACAACGAAGAGCTGCGCCAAGTGACCACCTTCCGATGCCTGAAGGACCGCTACACGGGCAAGGCCACAGGGCAGACGTTCTACTCACGCTACATCTCCGACACGGGCCGGCTAACCGTCATCCCGAATCCTTACACCGACTGCCCATTCCCAAAGACCGGCGCAGACAACCCCGACTTTTAAACGCTCAAGGAGCACCTCATGAAACTCATCCCGTCCTTCCTCGCAAAGCACCTCCCGGTTTCCCGCAAGGCCCACCAGGCAGCCCTGGCCAAGAGCCATCACCAGTCCGAGATGGATAACGCCTGGCTGCTGTCTCAGTTGCGCCAAGTCACCGCCGCCAACGTCCGGATGGAACGCAAGCTGCACCTGAACGCCTCCGAGGAGTAACCCAGTGAAACTCCGCCAGACCATTCAGGCGTTCTTCGCCGCCACCTTTCCGCTCCGCCTGAACAAGACAGTCAAGGCCCTGGAGGAGTCAGTCCAACTAGAGAAATGGGTTAATGAGTCCCTCCAGATGCTCCTGGACTCATACCGGGAAAGCACCGCAGTAGCTATCGCTGCCAACAACGAGTACCGCAAGGACAACGCCCAGCTCCGCGCTGACTTGTCATCCTCCAAGGAAGCCTACCGCTTCACCAAGGAGGTTCTCAATAGGCTGTACGAAGACCTGCGCCCGCAGATCACCAACTGGCCAATGAAGATGGACCCCCGCGTGGTCTCCGAAAAAATACGTTGGTGAAGTGCGCCTGGATGTCCGCATCCCCAGCATGGGCTACTCAATGATTATCAATGAGGCCCTCCGCAGGGGCCACCATGAGGGCTTCTATGTTGCCCTCGCTGATGAAGTATCCGACCGCTTCAGGAAGCACATCCGGTCTGAAGTCCTGGCCACTCTCAATAACTCCATCAAACACATCTAGGAATCCCATGCTCACCGCCCTCAAGAATCTGAACCCGTTCAAGAAGACCCTCCTTGGCCTGATGGCTACGTTCATCAAGCTGGCCGAGAACCTCCGCGACCTGGCTGCCGAGAAGGCCCAGGAAGCCACCCGCAAGGAAGAAGAAGCCGCCGCCTTGCTCTCGTCCGCCAACGCCGCCATGAGCGAAGCTGAAGAAGCCCTCAATGCAGCCGACCGCATCGAAGCATTGTTCGCCGGCACGGCTCCCCGGCTGTGATCTATCCGGGGCCTTCCGAGGTCCCGGTGCTCCTATTCGACATCGAGACGAACGGGCTGATCCCTGAGCTGACCTTGCATCACTGCCTGGTCATCAAGGATACAGCCACTGGGGAAATCTCCCGCTACAACGACCAGCCGCACCCAGTCTTCCGGACAGGTTCAATCCTTCAGGGAGTCGAGCGGCTGCATGCAGCAACGCACAACGGCACATTCATCGCCGGCCACAACGTAATCAAGTTCGACATCCCTGCCCTCAAGAAGCTAATCCCCGCCTTCAAGCCAAACATGGCCATGGTGTGGGATACGCTGGTTCTGGTTCGCTTGCTCTACGCTGACATCATCGACCTAGACATCGGGCTGATGAAGAAGGGGACGCTGCCGAAGAACCTCTTCAAGCGTCACTCGCTGGAAGCCTGGGGTTACCGCCTCGGGGTCTTCAAGGATGAGTACGCAGGGGACCCTGCCATTGCCGATGAGGCACTCCGCAAGGCCACCAAATGGGCCAAGTGGAATCAGTCCATGGATGACTACTGCGTTCAGGACATTGTTGCCACCTCGGCCCTCTGGGACAAGTGCCTCTCCAAGATGGAAGGCTCCCAGTTCAAGGCCCTGAAGAAGGCCCCTGATCCCTTCTCCGTCAAGTCCGTAATCCTGGAACATGCGGTGGCTTCAATCATCGCCCAGCAGGAACGCTATGGCGTCTGCTTCAATCGCACAGCCGCAGGCCAGCTCTATGCAGAGATGGTCAAAGAGAAGCTGAAGATTGAGGAGAAGCTGAAGCTCATCTTCAAACCTCGCTGGTTCGGTGAGTGCATGGAGACAGTCCCCCCGATGTCCAGGCGGGACCAGGAAGAGGCCCTTGGGCTTAACCTAAACCGCCCCATCAGTACGGGCAGGGGCAAGGCAAAGGTCATCACTGGCTATTGCTACAACTCCTACGACTTCACCGAAGGGGCTGCCTACACGAAGGTCAAGCTGGTTGAGTTCAATCCTGGCTCCCGTGTGCATATCGCCATCTGGCTCAAAGAGCTGTACGGCTGGGAGCCCACTGAGCTTACCCCGGAAGGGGCTGCGAAGATTGACGAGACCATCCTGAAGGAACTCCCCTACCCAGAGGCCCAGGTGTTCTCCACCTACCTCACCATCGGGAAGCGCCTTGGGCAACTGTCCGAGGGTAAGGAGTCCTGGCTACGCCACGAAAGGGACGGCTGGATATTCGGCTCCATGGTTACCAATGGGGCTGTCACAGGCCGTGCCACTCACAGCAACCCCAACATGGGCCAAGTGCCTAAGGTAGTGAAGGCTGATGACGGGTCCATCCTCATGGGCCTGCCGGGTGGCTGGGGATTCGAGTGTAGGTCCCTCTTCGGACCACCTCCAGGGCGCGTCCAGGTCGGCATAGATATGTCCGGCATTGAGCTGCGCTGCCTGGCCCACTACATGGCCCGCTACGACGATGGGGCCTACGGCCTTGTGGTCACCAAGGGTGATGTCCATACGGTCAATCAGAAGGCTGTCAAGCTGCCCACACGGGACAACGCCAAGACCTTCATCTACGCCTTCCTCTATGGGGCTGGCGGAGAACGCCTCGGCAAGATCATTGGCCAAGGCCGTGAAGCTGGGGAGGCTCTGAAGCGCCGCTTCCTTGCCGGCCTACCAGCCCTGAAGGAACTCATTGATGCCGTCTCGCTGAAGGCCAAACAGGGGTATCTCAAGGGGCTCGATGGGCGACTCATCAAGGTCCGCCATCGTCACGCCGCCCTGAACTCCCTCCTGCAATCCTGTGGCGCCATCCTCTCCAAGCAGTGGCAGGTCCTGTTCCATGAAGCCCTTGTGGCTGCTGGGATAGACCATCTTGTGGATCAGATGCTTTGGGTCCATGACGAAATCCAATTGTCGTGTGATCCCTCAGTGGCCGAGCAGGTAGGCGCTATGGCGGTTCAAGCCATCGCCGATACCGGCACCTTCTTCAACTTCCGCGTACCCATCACAGGGGAATACAAGATAGGAAAGAACTGGGCCGAATGTCACTGACCACTCCCACCCGCTGCAAGGTGCGCCCCGCCGTTATGTTCAAGACGGCCGGCGCGAAGGAATACTCCGAAGGGCTCGATAAGAGGCTCCTGGAGGTTGTCCAGCAGGCATACACCTGCCCCTTCTCCCTTCAGTCCGACTTCGCACGAAGCAACGCCTTCTTTGTGGCCGCTGCCTCAAGCCTCGGCTACATCACCACCAGGACCGCCCCCAGGAGTCTCCACTACGGACACCTCTGGAGGACCACGGCATCTGGCCTCACGTTTCTCTCGAAAGAATAAGCACTATGGCGCTTGATCCCCTCACAGCAGCCCTCGAAGCTGGCAAGACCATCCTGGACAAAATCTGGCCGGATGCAGGCGAAGCCGAGAAGGCCCGCGTAACAACCATCCTCACAGTGTTCGCCGCACAAGCTGACATCGTGAAGGCCGAAGCACAGAGCACCAACTGGCTCACCGCCTCCTGGCGCCCCATCACCATGCTCACCTTCACTACCCTGATTGTGGCCCGCTGGTTCGGCATGTCCGCCCCAGACCTGAGCCCTGAAGAGTACCTGAAGCTGTGGGACATCGTTCAGTTGGGCCTGGGCGGCTATGTCGTTGGCCGCAGTGTGGAGAAGGTTGCCGGGACCGTGGCAGGCATCCTGAAGAAGTGATTACCCTCCTGATTGATGCGGACATCGTAGCCTTCAAGCACGCATCCACCAATGAGGAGAAGCACGACTGGGGCAACGGGGTCATCACCAAGACGGTATCTAGCATGGGCACTGTAGCCCTCCAGGTAGATGCCCAACTGGCTGAGTGGAAGGCCCGCTGGAAGGCAGACGAAATCATCGTGTGCCTCTCCTGCCCTCACGAAGAGAACTTCCGCCTCGGAGTCCTGCCCTCCTACAAGGGCAACCGTGACTATGACAACAGGCCGCTCCTGCTGACTCCCATCAAGGAGTACCTGGCAAGTGCCTACCGGACCTACGCAAGGCCCACGCTGGAGGCGGACGATGTGATGGGGATTCTCTCCACACACCCCACCCTGGTCCCTGGTCGCAAGGTCATCGTGTCCGAAGACAAGGACATGAAGACCATCCCCGGCTGGCTGTGGAACCCCGCAAAGGACCCCAAGCCCTGGAAGGTCTCCGAAGAGGAAGCCGATTGGTGGCACCTGTTGCAGGCTGTGACAGGTGACGACACGGACCACTACAAGGGCGCTCCGGGCTACGGTCTGAAGGCCTACAAGGAAACGGTGGATGCCGGGCTGAAGTACCAGGCCTACGAGTACATCTACCCCCGCAAGAAGACCACGGAGATTCGCTGGGAGAAAGTCCCAAGTGCATCCCGCTGGGAATCTGTAGTGGCCATCTTCGAGAAGGCCGGATTAACCGAAGAGGACGCATTGGTGCAAGCCCGAGTGGCCCGCATCTGCCGTGCCTCTGATTACGACTTCAAAGAAAAGAAAGTGAAGCTATGGACACCACAATGATGACCGCTGCCGAGTTCCTTGCCCTAATGGACGAGGACGGCGAACCGCCTGAAGAGGCAACCATCGTCCAGGATGGCGATTGGGAAATTGACTACAAGGACTACGCCTCGAAGGACACCACCTACAAGATGGGTGAGCAGTTCTTCATGGTGGCCCAACGTCGCTCCGGTAACTACTACAGCGACTACTACTATGACGACCCGGAGTGCTACGAAGTGGTCCCTCAAGAGGTGACCGTCACTCGCTACGTGGTCAAGAAGTAGTGGCAACAGACATTTCCATCCAGGAGAGGGCCATCAAGGCTCTCCGTGAAATCACCGAGCTGGTTGTCCTCTGGGCATCCGGCAAGGTAACCCATCAATCCGCCATGGAGCGTGTTGATGAAATCGTGAGGAAAGCCAAGTGACTGAGAAAAGCTGCATGACCTGTGATAGCCGCATTCGTGGTGTCAATCCCTTCAGCATCTCCCCCTGCTCCCGCTGCATCGACCTTCCCCTTACCCTACCCAACTGGAAAGGAATCACCCTGAACCACCCCTACGACGAAGCCTTCCGTGTCGAGATGCGACCCCGCTACCTTCCGCCTAGCCTAAACGCCATTGCCTCCACGGCGATGGTAAATACAGCAGCCGCTAAGGTCACCTCCAACGGCGCCACCGCCAGTTACTACCAGTTGCCGGCCGGTGCCACCGAACTCCAGGACCTCATCTCCGCCAAGGACATGAACGCCCAGATGGGGGAAATCTTCCGTGCCGTCTATCGCTTCGGCGAGGTAGCCCACAGCCCCAAGCTGCGGGACATCAAGAAGATCATCTTCTACGCCAACGAGGAACTGAAACGCCTCGAAAAGCTGGGCACTAAATAACCCTTCCGCATCAACAGGTTAGAAGTAAAACCCACCTGTAGCATAGGACCCCTCCTGTGTCTATAGATAAGCCCCTAAGGATTCCCCTATGGATTCTCTAAGGATTGGCCTTCTGATGTCTGAGGACTTCCTCAAGGCCCTCGACCAGTTCTGCCCATGCAGACCGCCCAACCCTGCCGACACTGACAGGGAAATTTGGATGAAAGCTGGAGAGAGGCGCCTTGTTGAGGTCCTTCAGGCTAAGTTCCAACAAGCCACCCAAGAAGGAATACTCTGATGTGTGGAAGTAGCAAATCCCCGAAGGCTGCCCCGCCTCCGCCCCCACCCCCGCCTCCGCCGCCCAAGATGGAGTCCCCCGAGGAAGATACTGGCTCTAACGTATCCACCACGAAGGCTTCCAAGACGGCACGTAGCAAGCTCCGTATCGACCTCGGCCCCATGGCCACCTCCGGTCCTGCCGGTTCATCTGGTCTTGGAATACCGACCAGCTAACTAGGTGGATGACCGGAAGGCAAGCGAGAGCGCCAAAGCGCGTTACTCGAAGCTGGAGACACTCCGCAACCCGTACCTCGGTCGGGCCAGGGAATGTTCAACGCTAACGATTCCCTCCCTGGTGCCTCCTGAAGGCATCACGGGATCAACCAAGTTGCCGACCCCCTTCCAGTCTATGGGAGCCCGTGGTGTCAATAACCTGGCTGCCAAGTTCCTCCTGGCTCTCCTTCCTCCGAACTCCCCGTTCTTCCGCCTGATGGTCGATGACTTCATGCTGGAGAAGCTGGCAGGCCGTGAAGGTGCCCGTGCAGACATCGAGGAGGCTCTCTCCAAGATGGAGCGTGCTGTCATGACCAGCGTGGAAACCGGAAATACCCGGTCCTCTACGTTCGAGGCCATGAAGCACCTACTGGTTGCCGGCAACGTCCTCCTGTTCGTGCCCCCAGAAGGTGGCATGAAGGTGTTCCGCCTGGATCGCTATGTGACCAAGCGTGACCCGATGGGCCACTGCCTGGAAATCATCACCAAGGAGAACATCTCCGCGATGGAGCTGCCGGAAGAAGTCCGCCGGGCTCTCTCCAAGGACTCCGATGGTGATGACCCGAGCGCCGAGGACATCCAGGAACTCTATACCCATATCCGCCGGACAGCGAAGGGGTGGGAGGTCTATCAAGAGTGTGAAGGGATGATGATCCCCGGCACCGATGGCACCTACCCCGAAGACAAGTCCCCGTGGCTGGCCCTGCGCTTCATCCAGATTGATGGTGAAGACTATGGCCGTGGCTACGTTGAGGAGTACCTGGGGGACCTGAAGACCCTCGAAGGTCTAACCAAGGCAATCGTGCAGGCATCCGCCGCCGCCGCCAAGGTTCTCTTCCTGGTCAAGCCTAACTCCACCACCAAGATGCGGACCCTCGCAGAGTCCTCTTCAGGTGATGTGAAGGAAGGGAATGCCGAGGATGTCACGGTTCTCCAGATGAACAAGTTCGCCGACTTCCGAGTGGCCTACGACACCATCAAGGAAATCAAAGACGCCCTGAGCTTCGCCTTCCTCCTGAACTCCGCCATCCAGCGGAACGGGGATCGCGTCACAGCCGAGGAAATCCGGTACGTGGCCAACGAGCTGGAGTCCTCCCTTGGAGGCATCTACTCGACCCTGGCTCAGGAGTTCCAGCTCCCCTTCTTGACTGTCGTCATGGGCTCCATGGAGCGCAAGGGTGCC